CTGCCCGCAACGCGGGCCGGAACGGAGAAACCGCCCGGCGCCCGTCCTGAGGACGGGCGCCGGGCGGGCGGGGCGGGGTGGGGGGCCGGGCGGCCCCCCGGTGGGCTAGGCCTTGCGAGAGCCGGCGCCGCGGGCACCGCGGATGATGGCGGCCCCGACCGGGCCGGCGCCCGGCTCAACCTCCGCGTCCTGGCCGGCGTCCTCCGTGGCCGGCTCCTGGTCCTTGGCCGCGTCGCGCTCGGCGCGGGCGGCGGCTTCGATGCGGGCGGTGTCCGCCAGCTTGTGCTGGACCTCGGCCGGCTGGGCATCCCACAGGTCCTGCATGCCGGCGCGCTTCTCCGCCGGGAACAGATCGCGGACCTCGCCCCATGCCAGCTTGGCGAGCGGGGCGGGCGCTTCGGCCGCGGCCTTGCGTTCCGCTTCCAGCTTGGCGTACAGCGTCCGCAGCGTGCCCAGGACGAATTGCACGGTGGCGGCGCGCTTGGCGTCGTCGTCCGGCGTCCAGGTGATGGGCTGATCCTGGCTCATGGCGTTCAGGGCCAGGTTGATGCCGTTGTCCCACCCGTTCAGGTTGCCGGCCACCAGGTTGAGGTGGTAGAGCGAGGACACGGCGTCCTTGACGTTGGCGTTGATCTTGTCCGGCGCGACCTCGCGCACGGCGTCCATGACGGAGGTGCGGACCTCGGGCGCCAGCTTGGCGACGACCTGCGAGACCTGATCCTTGTTGAGACCCACCAGCGCGCCGCCCAGGACGCTATCCGACCGCGAGACCTGGACCTCTTCCGGGAGGACCTGCCACAGCTTCTGATAGAGCGCCGGCGCGGTCGCCGGTACGGAGCCGTGGTCCTGGCGCAGGTCCTCGAACGCGCCGCCCAGGGCCGTCATGATGGTGTCGGTTACCGGCCCGCTGGTGGGGGCCGGCGTGGCGCCGGCGGCGGGGGCCTTGGTCTCGGAGCCACCGTTGCCGGACGGGCGCACGATGCGGCCGGCGCGGAGGTCCTCAATCGCGGCGGCGATGTCGGCCGGCGTCAGCAGGTCGTGCAGGTTGATCGGGTCAACGCCGGCTACCAGGTCCTTGAACAGGACGTGCTGGCCGTTGTTCAGGATCGTGGAGACCTTATCGGCCGGTACGGCGCCGTTGTGCGCGATGGCCGCTTCCATGAAACCTTTGCGGTACATGCCGGCGGCCTGCGACCGCAGGTACGGCAGGTCCGCGCCAGCCGCGGTGAACGTTTCGACGGAGGTCTTGGACATTGCACAGCTCTCTCTCGGGCCAGGTGGCCCGCTGGTCCTCGGCGCTTCCGGCTCCGAGGTCCGCCGGTTTGGGCCGGCTCCCGTCGTTCGCGTCCTGCGCGCCCGACATCTAGAATATACCAGACCCTTGGGCCTGCCGTATTGAGACCTGGTTGAGACTTCGTAAGAGTGTCGTAAGAGGAGCGCGGGGTCGGGGTGAACCCATTCGGTGAGGCGCCGTGCCCCGGCGGGGTGAGGATTGGGGGCGCGAACCTCACCCGCGCCCTGCCTGCCTGCCTCACCTGACCTGGTAGGCCCGCCTTGGGCCACGAGTGAGGGCGCCAGGGCCACCGGGGTTAGGCAGGGGCGATGGCAGTGGGCGCCCGGTGTCTCGTGGCCCCCCTATCCCCTCCGAGGACCGACCGCCCCGGCGCCGTGGAAGTCACGCCGTGGCCCCGTGGGGCCTTGCGGGGGGAGTCCGAGGGGGTGTGCTCACGCGAACGAACGAGCGGGCAAAAAGTCGCGCTCCTTCTCCGCAGTCACACCGTGGCCTACACTCCTGGGCGTGACCACGACCGTCAGGAAAAAGAACGTCCCCGCTCACTGGAAGAACCGCATCGTCGGCCAGGGCGAGGAGCCACCGGACAACCTGCTCGCCAACCCGCTCAACTGGCGCGTCCACCCCGCCTTCCAGCAGGAGGCCATGATCCAGGCGCTCAGCCAGATCGGGTGGGTGCAGCGGGTGATCGTCAACCAGACCACCGGCCACGTCCTGGACGGCCACCTCCGCGTCGCCGTCGCCATCACGAAGGGCGAGCCGGCCGTCCCCGTCTCCTACGTCGCGCTCTCCCCCGACGAGGAGCGCCTCGTGCTGGCCACCCTCGACCCCCTGGCGAACCTGGCCGTGGCCGACCAGGACCTCTTGAAGGAGCTGCTCGGCCAGGTCTCCCCGTTCGTCACCGACGACACCCTCACCAAGCTGCTGGCCGACCTGGGCAACGGGCAGGTGCTCCCCGTGGGCGCCACCCCCGATCTCGATGATCTGCTCAAGGAGGAGACCGCCCCGGAGCCGCCGCTGTCCCCCGGCGGGGGCATCAAGCTGGACGAGGTGGGCCGGGAGATCGAGGACCAGGAGCCGGACCAGCTCCTGGAGTTGGCCAAACGCTGGGGCACCGCCCCCGGCCAGACCTGGCTCATCGCCTCCGGCGTCACCCCCGGCCGGGAGCACGTCCTCAAGATCGGCTCCTGCACCGACCGCCTGACCGTCGATCCCCTCAAGCCCTACCTGCCCAAGGGCGCCGTCATCGTCACCAGCCCGCCCTACGGGATGGGCCAGGCGTACGAGGCCGGCTACGAGGGGTCGCACCACGGGCCGATCACCAAGCGCAGCGCCAAGGACCACCGGGGGCCGGACCAGACCGGCGGCAGGCCCACCGAGGCGGGCATCGCGGACTGGCTCCAGCTCATGGAGGCCTTCTGCGACGTGTGGGCGCCCCGCGTCCACGCCGCGGCCATCAACCTGGCCGACCACACCGTGGCCCCCACCCCCGGCTACGGCCGCCACACCTACGGCGACCTGGTGTCCATCGCGGAACTCACCGGCTGGAAGTACGTCGCCACCCGCATGTGGGTCAAGCCGCCCATGCTCGGCAACAACCCCTACTGGCTCAACTCCTACAAGTGCATCCCGGAGTTCGAGTACGTCGGCTTCTTCTCCACCCCGGGGGAGTTCCCCTTCCGCCCGGTCAGCGAGCGCGTCCCCGCCAGCGAGGACTGGCGCTTCCGCGCCCGGTGGGAGTTCGGCACCGTCGGCTCGCAGCAGATGGCCAAGGGCTTCCACCCCGCCGCCTTCCCGGTGGAACTTCCCCGGCGCTGCACCCTGCTGTTCACCGACCCCGGCGGCACCGTGGTCGATCCCTTCCTCGGCTCGGGCACCACCATGGTCGCCGCCGAGTCCCTGGGACGGCTGTGCGTCGGCGTGGAGTCCGACCCCGTGTTCGCCGCCATGGCCCTGGAGCGCCTCACCCGGTTGGGGCTGTCGCCCCGCTGCACGCAGAAAGGGGACGGCTAGTGCCCGCCGGCTTCTACGACCGCCAGCCCTGGCCGGTGGACGGCCCCGCCAAGGAGCAGCCCTGGCTGCGCTGGCCCGACGAGTCGGAGCAGAACTACGCCGACTTCCAGTGCTACCGCGACCTGCCCCCGCCCCGGCGCACCCTGGCCAACGCCTACAAGACCAGCATCGGCAACCCCGTCGCCGGCCAACTGCCCGGCGGGAAGCAGGGCGTGCCCCCCTCCTGGTCCGGCAAGCAGCGCAAGTGGCGCTGGATCGAGCGCGTCCAGGCGTTCGACCTCTGGAAGGAGAAATCCCAGCTCGAGGCCGAGCGCGACGGGACGCTGGAGGCGTGGCGGGAGATGGGCGAGCGCCACGCCCGGGAGGCCATGGCCCTCCAGCAGAAGGCCCTGGAGCGCCTGCGGAGCCTGAACCCCGCCGAGCTGTCCGCCGCCGAGGTGCGCCAGTTCCTCGTGCAGGCCGCCACCCTGGAGCGCCTCGCCCGCGGGGCCTCGCTCCAGGACATGGCCCGCGTGCAGCGCGAGAAGGAGGAGGACGCCGCCAAGGCCGGCGTCGCCGTCATCACCTACGTGGACGATTGGAGGGGCGATGCCTCGCGCGCCAAGCGGAATCCCGACTCTTTCTACGGCAACGGCCAGGGGGCGCTCCCCCCAGGAATCGGCAGCACGGGACAAGCCGAAGTACCGCTTCCCCAGCCCCCACCCGGGGCAGATCGAGGTGATGCGCCGGCGCCGGCGGTTCACCTACCTCGCCGCCGGAAGAAGGTGGCGAAAGACGACGATGGCCATGATGCTCGCCGGGGAGGCGGCGATCCGCGGTGACCCCATCCTCTGGGGCGCCCCGACTTTTGGCCAGTGCGAGATCGGCTGGCGCGAACTCCAGCGAGCGTGCGCTGGCGCGGCTCATTTTGCTCGCAATCGCATGGAGGTTACGTACCCCTCAGGAGGGAGCGTCACTTTTCGCTCGCTGGACGACCCCGACAACGCCCGCGGCCTCACCGCCGCCGGGGTCGTGATCGACGAGGCCCCCCTCATCCAGGAGCGGGCCTGGTACGAGGTCGTCCGCCCCATCATCTCGGACACCGAGGGGTGGGCCGTGCTGATGGGCACCCCCAAGGGGAAGAACTTCTTCTGGCGCGAGAGCGTCCAGGCCAAGAACCGCCCGGACTCCATCGCCTTCCAGGCCCCGACCCTCGGCGTCGCAAAGGGCGCGTTCGGCGCACTCGAGCGCGTCCCGCACGACCTGGAGAACCCGTTCTTCAAGTTCGAGGAGGCGCAGCTCCTGGCCGACACCATGACCGAGCTGACGTTCGCGCAGGAGTTCCTCGCGGACTTCGTGGATAGCGGCGGTGGGGTATTCCGCCACGTCACCGACGCGCCACTTGCCCAGTTGCAGCAGCACGGCCTCCCAGGTCACCAGTACGTCATGGGTGTGGACTGGGGGAAGTACAACGACTTCACCGTCCTCATCATCCTCGACCTGACTCCAGATCACGCTCCCGCCCTCCACGCCACCGTCGGGTCGCCGTGGGACGCCCGCCCGCTCCCGCTGATCGAGGTCTGCTACCTCGACCGCTTCAACCAAGTGGACTACACCGTCCAGATGGGCCGCCTCCTGGCGGCCTACGAGAAGTTCCGCCCGAGCCTGATCGTGGCCGAGCGCAACGCCGCCGGCGAGCCGCTGATCGAGGTGATGCAGCGCATGAGCCTGCCGGTGTACCCCTTCGTCACCGGCAACGCCACCAAGGCCCTGGCCGTGGACGCCCTGGCCCTCGCGCTGGAGCGGGGCCAACTGGCGCTGCCGAAGCACGACGTGCTGCTCAACGAGCTGATGGCCTTCGACGCCGAGCGCCTCCCCTCGGGCACGTTACGCTACGCTGCGCCCGAGGGGATGCACGACGACGTTGTTCTCGCGCTTTCTATGGCGATGTGGGCCGCGTCCTCACCTCGTAGAAAGCCGATGCAGATTGTTTGGGGCGATGCGTGATGGCCAGCG